TATCCTCAGACTTCTTACCCTTCATGCCATTGGCAGCAACAATGCCACCAAGTGAGCCTGTCAGGAAGACCGTGATTGTTTTTAGTAAGTCAATGAATTCTTTATCATTGGGTGCTTGAGCGCCAATCGGCTGTGTCACAAACACAAGCGCATAGACCATTGCTAATACTGATACTGCAAAGATGAATGCCAGAGTAACGCCTACTCCAAAGATGAGACGAGCGTGTAACTCTTCTCCTGTGTAACGCTTTTCTTTATTTCTCATGGTATTGTATCTCCTACTAAATCTTTAGTGCATGTGCCAGATGCTTCACATATTGGTGGATTACATTCGGTTGCTTCCCAGTTTGCTGGGTCTTGGCATGGGTAACGATAACCACCCTGCCAACCGCATGACGCTAGAAGTATGGCTGATGATATTAATATGATTAACTTTTTCATCCGCCCTGACTTTCTAGCCATTTCTTGTAAGCCTCCAGTTCCCTTAAATATTCACGCCTTGCAACATTTTCCTCATTAGGACCCACGATGCGACCAGGAATACCTAAGAAAGACATAAGTGCATTAACACGAGGTTGCCATGCTGGTGAATCTTTTCTATATGTTTCTTCTCCGTATTTAACTTCAGGACCCTGTACGCCAAGTATTTCTTGAATCCACTGAGGACCAGGTAAATCACTTTGTGCAAGACCTATATTTCCAATTCGTCCAAGCCATGAAGCAGGAGTCAGAATGTCTTCAGCAACATTTTGAGCATTAGCGCCAAAGCCTTCAATGGGCGTTCCATACTGTAGGTCACGACCCTGCCATGCTTCAATAAGAGTGCGTATTGCTGGGTTTAATCCTTGTGCTAAAGATGCCCTATCTGATACTCCTTCAATAAATGGCGATGGAGAACCAGTTCCTGGGAAACCAAAATCTGGACGAGCATAGAGGTTATAACTAGAACCTCCACCAAATGGAAGTTTAAATGCTCCAGACTTTTCTAACCAATCTGGCAGAAGAGGATTATTTCCTTGTTCATCTTCAATATTTCTTCTAAAGTTATTATACTTTTGATAAATACCAGGATTTGCATACATGTTTTGAATTTGTACTGGTAGGTTGCGGGATACCCACATCCAGAACGGAATCACCTGTTTCATGAATTCGTCAGCACTGCTGAGGTCCTCATAATCAACCAAGAATCGTGATGTGCGAGCAGCAGACTCAGCAGCAGAATATCCCTGACGAATACCATCGTAGGTAAACATGAAACGGTTAAGTTTTTCAACATTATTACCAAATGCACGGGATACTGCAGGAAGCATACCAGCATACTCTGATGCCTTTTGTAGCGCTCCTGGAATCTTTTCCTTTCCAAGTGCTTTCGGAACACGCTTTGCAATACCAGTTCCAAGTTGTTCACTAATTTCTGAACCAGTAAAACCAACTTTTCTCGCACCTACTGGAACAACACCAAAGATGTCTTCTAGGTCACCAGCAGAAACTGCACCCGAATCCAAGAAGGCAGCCATTACAGCGTACTTTTGTGTTGGTGAAAGATTTAATGTGTATTCTGAACCAGTTAAAAATTCTTCAACCAAGTTTTCTGGAGTAAATCTTCCACTCCAATAAAGGTCAGCATCATCAAAACCTGCTTCTTTTAAAATCTGCTGTCTATAATCAATATCATTTTTGATTCTATCTAGGAATTTATTAAAGTCCCTATAAATCTTTGCTCCTTCCAACAGTGTTGTTGGATTTCCACCAGCAGCAAGCATCTGCCAAGCATTGCTTACAATATTGCGTGTATGGAAACCAACGCTGGTTGTCGCCCATGTCTTAAAGGTATTTGTATAATATTTAATGAATTCAAGAGCACCTTTAGCAGCCTTGGGGTTTTTATACCTGCGTATGTTGTTATAAAACTCTGCAATATCAGCACGAACATTGATATCAGGAACAATCTGATTACCCAATGCTACATAGGCATCTTCGGTAAGATTAACCATTGTTCTTAATGTTTGAGCGTCCATCCCCTTGGCAAAATCTAAAACTTGATTTTTGTTTTTTGAGAATAGACGAATAAAATCTGACATTTGAGTCATTTGGTCATCAGTCAATCCAAATATTGAAGCAATTGCATCGTCACCCTCGTAAATTCCCTTTAAGAGTGCTGGCGCATCTGGACCACCAAAAAGAGCACTCATCCCAGGTCCCGCTTCATCAAATCTTTTAATACTAATTAACTGGTCAAGAAGAAGAGTTATTGATTTGTAAGCATCATCAAGCAACATTCTCTGTTTACTATCTGCAAACTTAAGTGCTTTTGCATGTGTATCTGCAATTGTTTCACGAAGCAATTCATAATCATCAATAGACCAATCTTTAATTGCGGGGAAAGTTTCATCAATGTCATCAATTCCAGACATTATTGCTTCATCAATTGTTTTCTTAGATGAAAATTTACTAGTCTTTGCTTTACCGCCGATAGTTGTTGTGTCAAGAGAGAGACCATAAACTCCACCAGTTGCTGGAAGACCAGCAGCAACTCTTTCTTCCTCAACTAATGGACTCTTGTATGTTAGTCCAATATCTCCAAGAAGATTATCTACATATCTCTTTAGAAAAGCGTAATCACCAGCCCATTTGTTTGACCAACGGTCAATCGCAGAAACAATGTTTGTGTCAAAGAATTCTCCTTCAAATCCACCATCACGAGCAATTTGATTGAGTCTAGAAATTCCACCACGAATATCTAAATCAGTTAGTTCGTGATTAAAAAATGTCATGCCTTCTTTGAGTTGGTCTGGCACAGCAGTTCCAAGTTTAATTCCACGAAGATTTAATTGCTTAGCAACTTCCCTAGGTGCAGTTCCAGGAATAAGTTTCCCATCAGGACCAACCATCCCTCTACCTGTGCTTCTAAGCCATCTTGCAGTTCTATTTGTTACAGTGAGCGGATACCATGATGATGGTTTTGCCGTACTACCAACTCCAGTAATATCAGCACCACCTCTAGCAGCCAAATCTACAGTTGATTGATACAACGCATCAACACCTTGTTTAATTTTCCATGCAAACTCAACTTCTTTTGTTGGTCTCCCTAGAGTCCATGCAAGTGCCGCAAGTTCTTCGTCAACAAGTTCGTCATTTAGGTCTTCTGCTGCAGCCCTTACTCCATCCCATAAAGTTTCATCACTTGATAAAACTTCTTGAACTGTTTTATAAAAAGGTTTATATGCTTTGTCGGCAAGTGATTCTTTCAGAACAGCCTTAGTTGAGTTAACAGCAGATTTTTTAGCACCCCTGTATGCGGCATCCTCGCCAAGAAGTTCAATTGCCCTTACGCCTTCTCTGTATTGAGCGGCATCTGCAAATCTAGCCTGTCTTAATCCAGTACGCCAATCAAAAATATCATCACTATTAAAAAGACCATCTGCTCCTTGTGGAGTTATTTTATCAGCAATGTACCTAGATGCATCTCCAATTACTCCCTGACCCCTAAGTGGTTTAAGTCGTGTTGCTGCTGCAACTTTTCCAACACCTCTGGTTAGTGGAGCACCGCCTAAATATGTTTTTGCACGACCAGCGCCAAGTCTAAATCCGCCTTTAATACCAAGTTGTTGTCCAACTTGTCCACCAAGCGCCGCATAACCACGAGTAGCAATATCAACCAATACTTCATCGGTTATTGTGTCAACAAAATCTTGTGCTCTTCTACCAGCAGCAGTACCAGCAAAGTCTTGTGCTTCTTGCAATGCTTCATCACGAAGTTGACGAATACCATCAGCCATTGCTTCTTTTGTTTTTGCTCCGAGTTGACGGCGTGGACCAGCAACAGCCCATCTATTAGTTGCCTCTTTCAAAGCCTTATCAGTAACATTTTCAAGAGCCTTATTTCCAGCCTGTTTTGCTCCAGCCTTTGCTTGTTGAGCAGCCTCAACAACAACTGCACGGGCAAGCGTCCTTGCTTCTTTATCAACAGCCTCTTTACCTAAATCCTTAGCAATCTTTTCTGCTGCTTCTTTTGTAATTTCCTTAACAGTTTTTACGCCAATATCTTGTGCAGCATCTGCCACAACCTTGGTTGCTACATACTTGCTTGCACCCTTAAGTGTCATCTTTGCAGCAGTTCCAGTGCCAAGTGTCAAATATGTGGTTGGGTCAAGTGCAACATCACCAACAAAACCGATTGCACGGTCAACCCATATATTACCAGTTTGCAATTGTTTAATACTACCTACGCCAAAATTAACATCTGATGCTTGTTTTGTAAAATCTCCCCAACTTCCACTTTCTCCACCAGGTACTGCAGCCTCAAGAATTTCTTTACCACCAGAAATAATTACTCTGCGTGGAGCATCAAGAGCCATAAGTGGTTTAGCGACAGTGTATTCAAGACCTTTACCAACAATATTTCCAACCGTGCCCCAAAAACCACCACTCTTTTTAGGTATTTGACCAGATGTTCTAAGTAACGCTTCAGACTCTCTAGCAAGAATATCTTGGTTTATAGCCCATGCGTATGGATATTTTTCTTTATTAATGTTTCCATCTTTATCAAGGGTAACTGACATACCCATAATGTTTACTTTTTCACCAGGTTTACCATATGGTTTAACAGTTGTAGTGGTAACTGGAACTGTTGTCGTAGTAACAGGCAATGTTGTAGAAGTGGTAGGAATGGTTGTGCTAGTAGTACTAGTAGTAGATGGTGTAGTTGAAGATGTAGTTCCACCACCAATAAAATCCCAAACATCGGTTGATGGTGGAGATGGAGGCACCGTAGTAGTTGGGGAAACTGGTGCTTTTGGCTTTGAGCCTTTTTTCTTACCAGCCTCTTCTGCTTTGCGGAATTGCGCTGCAGAGCCAGCCTTCTGCTTGGCTAGTTTTGCCAATTGTTCTGGATTTACTTTCTTAGATGCCATATATATAGTCCTTTTTATTACCCTCTAGCCTTGATTCTTTGTTGTGCAGCAATTAAAAATGGCGTAAAACCAGCACTTGTCATTTTCTTATCAAGAGCGCCTGCAAGACCAACTGAGAAGTCTGCTACTCGTGCTGCAAGGTCTGCGCCTTTGATGCCCTTCTTTTCAAGTTGTGCTTTATATTTAGTTGTTTCTGTTGTCAAATAATCAAATGCAGGTGAATAAATATTTGTTGGTTTTGCTGGTTTGCTTCCGCTTTTTACTGCTTCCGCATAAGTTTTAAGAGAGTCAAATCTTTTTGAAGGGTCGGGAAGACCATATTGTTTCCACCAATTTGATGATGTAGAAGATGCTTTTTTTTCTGCTTGTACTTTTTGTGTATATAAGCCCATTAGATAATCACGATAATCGGCGTATTCTCTGAATAGTTTTCCTACACCTATTGCACTTGACGGAGCAGAGTTTGCTATTGCAAAAACATCGCTTGGCGACTTTGCATTTTTTATTTTTATTGTTGTTTCTCTCAATGGGTCATCGGGGTTTACTGGAGACTTAATTGCTTTCCAGTAATCTGGTGCTTCGTATTCATACCATTGGTCCTGCGTATATGTTGTTGGTATTTTTTTGCTACCAGTCAAACGACCAAATACTGTATATTCAACAGCCTTAAATGGGTCCTTGTATTGGTCTAGGTAACTTTTGTAAATATTGTTCCAGTTAATCTCAGCCATGATTAGTACCCCACTAGTGCTCTAAGTGCATCCTCAAGTGCTTGACGGCGTTGGATTGCAGCCTGCTCAGCAGAGAGTCTGGTCTGACCAAACTGGCTACGAATACCAGATTCAGCAGTAGCACGCTGTGCAGCAAGGGCAGCAAGAGCAGCAGCCTGATTGCGTGACAAAAGATTTGAAGTTCCAAGACGAGCCATTTGTTCTTCGGCAAGTCGTGATTCTTGACCTGCTCTAGATGTAGCAGCAAGCGTATTTAACAAACTATTATAGTTAGAAGCACCACCGCTAGCAGCAAGGTTTGCTAGTTGAACAGCAGCATCGCTGGGTGCAGTGGATACTCCTTGTGAACGCTGATATGCAGCAAGAGCATTGTCTATTGGAGATGCTACTGCACGAGTTGCTTCAGAGTATGCTCGTGGAGCATTTGTTGAAAGCCAATTACGAAGAGTATCATAACCAGTAGTTGCTTGTCCTGTTGCTGTTGTATAGGCACCAGTAATGTTTTCTTTTGCTGGAGCAAACTGTGTATCTAATGCACCAAGTTGACGAGTTTCCTCTTCACCAACTTTGCCAAGCAATGCATCAATTGCAGAACGATAGCCAGTACCAGAAAGAAGACCCCTGATGTAGTCAGCCTGTTTTCTATTGCGTTTTGCGGTTGCTTTATCTGTTGCTAATTTATATTGAGTATTGATTGCTGCAGAAGTACCTGCTCCGCCTCCACCACCTCCAGATGAACCCATATCAACAACAAAACTTGCTCCACCTGCTGCTGCTTCACCTGCTGCTGTATCTTCTGGTGTCTGGGGCATTGGTCCTAGTCGTGGTGCGTTTGCTCGCACTGGTTGTGTACGAACGGCAGGAGCCATTCCTCTGCCTGCTGTTCTTGGGGCTGATGAGCCTCCGCCATATCTTATTACTGCCATGATTTTCTCCTATAGATTCTGCAATGCAGCGGCATCTGCTGCAATGTCTGCTGCTTTTCTGCGTTCAATATCAGCCAGAGTATCTTCATATTCTGACTGGTAGCCAGCACCAGTGAGGTCATACCCTCTTAGTGAACTAGCCAAATCTTCTCTTGCGTATCCAAGTTTTCTTGCTCTATTAGTTGCATAATCGCTTAGAGCCTTTGAATAAACACCAGATTTAACACCTTGACCTTGAAGTCCTCGTCTGCCATAACTAGATGTAAGTCGTGGAACTTCTTTTCGTGCACCAAACGCAGCCTCTTCTAATTCAAGAATGGGGCGTTGACCACGAGTCTCTGCCAAGTAACGGTTATAAGCATTCATAGCCGAACGCTGTGAGTAACTGGCTAGTGCTTGTCTCCTTAATGCTTCATATGTCGCTGGGTCGTATGCCATAATATTCCTTCTTATGCTGCCTTGATGATGTAATTAACTGAGTAGTAAGGCTGGTAGTAATCTTGGTGTGTAGTAGCGTTTGGCGCATTTGTAATTGATGCCGAACCACCAGTTTGTGTCCACGAAGTACCAGATACTGTTACTCCAGCATTTGCAGAATCACCAGTAAAGTTGTGACTGTGGTCTGAACCAACAGAACCAGTGTCAAGGTTTACATCGGTACCAGAGAAACCAGCGGCAATTGTTGTTGAACCGCTATGTGCCGAAGACGCTGGACCTTGACGAATTGTTGGAAGGGCATGGTCGTGAGCACTTCCGCTAGTTCCAACTGTTCCAGTGTGTGAGTGACTACCGCCAGCAAGTGTAACACCAACAGTACCGCTAATGGTTACTGATGCAATTGTGTTTGGGTGAGAGTGAGCAGGCAGGTCATTGAGTTGAATCTTTCTGGTACCACCAGTTGTTCTAACAGCAACAGTACCGCTAGCACCCATTGGTACACGCTCTCTAAGGTCTGGAAGAATAGCAGTATTGTTTAGGAGTGCATAAAGAGCAGGATATGTTGATTGGCTAAATCCTGAGCCATCACAAACCAACCAACCACTAGGAGCAGTATTTCCTGCATAAGCGATGATTGAACCAGTTGGAACCAAAGCATCTGCAACTGCTGATGCTAGTTTTGCAAGTGTTACTGCATTGTTTGCAATTTTTGGTTCTGTGACTGCACCACCAGCAAGTGCTCCTGACTCAATAGAACCAGCAATAAAGTTGTCACCAGCCTGCAGAGCATCAACGAATGTAGCGATGTTCAAGAAGTTGGTGTTAAAGTCGGCGGCATCAATGATGTCACCAGTTGCGAAATTTGTTTTAAGCGTAATTGCCATGATTATGTACCTCGGATTTTTCTGCGCTTAAATTTATAAGCGATTGAGTTCACTCCCCATTTTCTGCCAGGAGCAGTGATGGGGGTTTGGTCATCTGGACCATTAAATTGCAGTTGAACGGCATATCCCCTACCAAGAGGAGAAATACCCTTTCTTTTTAGGAAAGCACCTTCAACGGGCTGTCCGAAAACCGCAGTTCCAAATACTCCAGTTCCAAATACTCCACCACTTCCGCTACCAGTAACAGTCATTGTTCTTGTTCGGGCAATGTTTTTCTCATTAAAGTTTTTATAAACATTGAGTTTTATGTATGTGGTTTGGTCTGTTTCTTTCAAAACGAAATATGGACGAACAAATGATTTCAATTGCACATAACGATTGTCATCAAACCAACTTGTTCTATAATATGATTTAAACTTTCCAGTTGGTTGAAACTCTGGGTTTGGTGTTGCAGACGGATTCCACACATCATCGTTTACATTGTCATAATTGTCTACTGAATAAACAACCGCTGAGTCGTCATCTGGACATGTCATCAAATAGAAGGCATTATCTAAATTATCTCTCCAGTCACAGCCAGCAACCAAGCCAAACCCGTCAATAGCAACAGGAGTTGCATCATCTGACATTCGTGGAGAAGTTTGGAACATCGTGTAGGCACCACCACGACCAATAGTTGGGTCATAAACAAGATTCACCGATGGGTAAGTTGGTGGAACTCCTTCATCAATATCAAGATAAGGAAGTGAAACCCATAGCCTTTGATTAACCCAAGAAAGACTAATTGAAAGAAGTCCGCCAGAGTTAATTTCATTCTTAATAATTATTGGGCGAATCTTTTCAAAAATGTCAACAATCTGATTGCGTGTGTAGAAGTAAAGACCATTTGGATAATCAAAGAAGTAAACTCCACCATTGCCAGCAACAGCCTGAGTATGGTAATCAATGCCAAGAGTGGTTGAAAGTTCAACAAGTTGGAATGAATCTGCGTCATAACCCATCAGCAAATAAACTGCCTTGGGTTTGAAAATAAGCAACTGACCATCAACAATGTAGATTCCACGGATACCTATACCGCCTGCTTCAATGTCAATGTAGTCATCTTGGAACCAGTTTTCTGGGCTACCTTCATGTGACCAGCGAAGACGGTTTGGGTAAGCAGTGCCGTTTTCATAAGTGTCGGCAACAAACATCTTGTTTGCGTGTGCTATGCATAGTGATGCTCTTGGCATATAACCACCAGTTGGCTGTGCGTATGGTTGCCAAGTAGGACCAGATGCTGTCAGTGTTGTTGCATTTATGTCACCAACATTCCATTTGTAACAGTTGGGTTCGCTATAACCAGGAGCGATGTAGAGCGTTGTGCTCCATGTTGTCATTGCTGCACCACCGTAGTTTGTAACCTCAATTGGAACTTGTACGGAAGAAACAACACGGTTTAAAATAGAAAAATTGGAACCGCTAGAGTAGTAAACATTTCCAGGAATACCAGATGGTACGCCAGGTGTGTAGCCAGTAGTCAGCATTATGTTAGGAGTAGTGCCTTTAAAATTAAACAAGCCCTTTGGATTCCATGTAGAACCTGGATTTACAACAGGAAGAGTATGCTTTGCTTTATAACCAGCACGACTAAAGACACCACCACGAGGGTCAATCTCAACATTAAGCATTGAGGGTGATTCGTTTGGTGCCAATTGAAACTGGTCGGCACGGAAATTAAGTCCGCCAGTAAAGTCTGCTACCTGATTAAAAGCAACCTGAGGCATTAGTACATCCACCCAAGAGGATTAGGAGAACCAGGACGCACCATGATTCCAGGACCAACTGACCACCAGTAAGCAGGGTTAGTCTGCAAACCACCAGAAAGAATTACTGGCTGGTTACTGTTTGGTGCTGTGAGATTATCTTTAGCAATTGCGACACCCTCTTGGAAATGACGCTGATAGACAGCAGCCATCTCTGGGTCTTCTTGGAACTGGAAGATACGCATCATGACGAAGTTGACCAACATCATGTGGAATTCTTGGTTCAAGTCAACATATACAGTTGACCCTGCTGCGCCGTTTACATCCTCAAGCCAAGCCAGACTTGGCTCACGGTAACCACGCATGGTAATTGCATAAACATCATTAGGCTTGGGCCATAAGTTGATTTGACCGCCCCATAAAGACCAATAAGCAGGAATATCAGGCTGGTCATCTGTACCACACCAAATCTGCTCGGCTTTAAATTGGTCAATGTAAATTAACTCATTACCACCATTTGTATTATTAACAAGATTAATAACTTCACGAATATCATTTAAAGTTTGGTTAGCCTGCGGGACCGTGATAGCAGTAGAAGATGTATTGGTTAAAGTAAAGCCAGTACTATAACCACGCTGAGTGTTAACAGTATTAAATGTCCAAACTGATTGCAACCATGGCCATCTACCATCAAGAGCAATGATGCGCTGATAGCCTTCTTTAATAAACTGAATTACGAGGTTCTGATTGATATCAGCCTCGTTAGGGTCATTACTTATTTCAAGGTCTGAAATATTCTCCAAATACTCAATTAAGTAATATCTATTAATTCCTGTTGCAAAACTTGGCATTTATTCCGTCCTTGTGTCGTCTTCTTCCTCGGTCTGCTCTTGCGTAGCCTTGATGAACTTTTCAATTGCTCGCAGGTGACCTATGCAAAACTCCGTCCCCAATGCTCGTGGACCCTTGCACTGGAGATGGTCTTTACCGACATGGCTACAAACACCCTGCCTACCCTGATACTTGTTCCCGCTTGGGGCGCAAGGCTCACTACCAGACTGGATATAAGAAGGCAGAACTGCTGCCTGCTCTACTCCACGCACAGCGCCATAACGCTCCGTGCCTGCTAGTGCCCTTCCTTGATAAACTGATTCTCTTGCCATATCTTTCCTTCATTTAAATCTTGACCAGTGAACTGGGGTTTTACCCCCAGCCACCGACTATAACCTGTCCTAAGGTAGCGGATTTTTGCAAACCCTCTATATATAGGAAAATCCATTACTATGGAGAGTAAATAGCCGAGACTGGGGACTGCCCGAAGGAAAAGCAGTTTTAAACCCCAGCCCCGACTAAACCTTAACGCTCATTCATTTGCTGAAGTTTGGCTAATGCAGCAAGCCTTGCAGCATATGGAGATACAGCCTGTGCTGTATTTCTTATATTTTCAGCATTTTGTGCGCCTCTCATAAGAATATTCCCTGGCAATTCGGCTTGTTTTATATATTGCGCTATATATTCATCTAGTAATGCTTGAACATCAACGCCGTAGGGGTATTGAATATTATTAATAATTCCAGTAGGTACTTCTGCTAGAACAGTTTGAGGTCCTTTAATTCTTGACCCAGTTGTTTCAATTCCTTCCATTCCTGGAAAATTCTTAAGTCTTGCAACAATATCTCTTGATAAATTAGGGTCAATTTCAACTTTTTTACCAGGAACTTTTGTAATATAAGTTACTGCCGACTCCTTGCCTGCGGGCAATTCCATCCATCTATCAATCATTGTTCTATATTGAAAAGGAATTTCTGCAATAATATTTGCTAGTGCTGGTGCTACTCTTGGAACTTCTCCGTTTGGACCAACTACTGGCTGTGCTCCGTAGTTAAGCATTTTTGTAACTTGGTCCATCTGGTTTCTGTCGCCATACCAAGATTCTAAAACTTCAGCCCATGGTCTCTTGGTTGTTGGTTCAATCCCAGTTTTAGGGAATTCATTAAGCCATAAATAACTGTAACCAGGAACTTGGTCTCCAGCAGTAATACCCAACTGCCCTGTAGGAACAGTACTTACATTAATTCTATTAGCCCCAGGAAAAACGGAATGGTGTACACCCATTACCATTCCTGCTTCTTTCAAAGCCTTTCTTCTGGCAAGTTCTTTAACTGCTGCTTCTAAACCTAATCCAGCAGCATCTCCAGTAAGTGCTAATCCAGTGTTGATTCCAAAATCAATTAATGCTTGTTGAGTGGCGGCATCGTCACCAGTTACATATGCAGAACCAGCCCTAGCAATAGGGTCTGCAATACCGCCAGTTAACAGCACATCGGCAAGTAGTGCTAAATCTTTATATGTCTTTGACTGCTTATTATATGCTTGTAGTGCAGCCTCTGATGCTCGTGCTCGTGCAGGTGCTGCATATCCGCCCCCTGCTCCTTGTGTTGCTGCTCTATTAGCAACATCTCGTGTAGCGTTTTTTACTCCACCTGATTTAATTACTTGCTTAACAGCGTCAACGGCATCGCTAATCCAGTCGCCTACATCATCAATTGGATTCCACATAACACCTCCTTAGTGTCCTTAATGAGCAAAAGGGCGGGGGGAACTTAATCCACCCCGCCCCAGTGCAACGGGCTTCGCCTACTTATCAGGAAGCGTTTGCGAAGAGCACACCCTGACGGCTGCGGTTTGAACAGGTGAGTTCACCGAAAGCCATGACGAGAGCGTAGCGGGCATCCTTACCTGCAACGGTACCGTTCTGGAACTCGGTTGTGTTGAACCAGTGTCCGTTCATACCTGTCAACTTGAGGTACTTGGTGTTAATGAAGTACATTGGGTCGCCAGTGCCAGTGGTTGCGGAACCATCGGGCTGGGTAGCACCGAGGTCAAACACAACTGGGGTCTGCTTGAACATGAGGTTAGTGAATCCTGCGTTTGCCTTAGCAACATCCTGGTAGCGGACATTAGGTGTGAGCAGTGACTCGTACTTGGCGAAGAGTGCCTCTGTGGTGACAATGAGGTCAGGAGTATCGCTACCCTTAGAAGCATTGTTGTAGACAGTTGCCATGTCAATGTCGTCAAGTGTTGCAGGGGTAGGAGTACCAAGTTGGTATGGGTCCCACCATGTCTCGGTGCTTGCATCAATTCCACCAACGGTGTTACCTGCAGTACCAACGATGTTGCCAAGACCATTGAAGTCCTTGTTGGAGTTGCCAGTGCCATCGCTGAAGAGCATGGCGTTCATTGACTCCTTGAGGGACTGCTCGGTCTGCATGATTTTGGCATTGAGCAGTTTGATGATTGCCTCGGTACCACGGTTCTTTGCCTCTTCAATACCGCTGATAGCGATTGAACCAGCAATCTGCTTCCATTGGTACTCAGCAGCAGAGATGCCATCCTGAGGGGTGAGTGAAATTGGGTCATACCCTGAGTATGAACCGACAGTGCTGTTAGCAGCGTACATGAGCGGTTCAACAATTGAGGTACCGCCCTCTTCTACTACAACACGACCTCTTTCGTTGAGGTGGTTAAGGAGCACGAAGTCCTTAAAGATGTTGTCAACCAGTGTTGGTTGGTAATTCTGAAGCGTAGTGGACAGAATTGCATTGAAATCTGGGTTTCCAGCCATGATGATTTTCTCCTATATGTGAAAGTTTGTTTTGATGTTTAGAGGTTTAGAGTTCGCTTTGCTTGCTCGTATGCCTCAAAAACGGATGTAGGTGCAGCAGATGGCGGTGGAACATTTGCTTTGCCTGAAGTACCACCAGAAACAATGGCTGCGTCTCGCTTTGCCTTAAGCCTCGCCTCTTCCTCGGTCTTAGCCTTGGATGAAACCGCTGCTTTTTCAAATACCTTGTCAAAAGCAATTTGTTTAAAAACTGCTTCCAAGTCGGTTGAGCCAGTAGCCAGTGCCTTGGCAACCACTTCATCGGCATCAAATGCTTCGCCGTATCGTGCTTGCAAAGACTCAATTGTCCTTTCCAGTTCCGTCATAGCCCTCTCTTGTTCAAAGACTGCTAAACGCTGTTCTAGACTTTTGAGTTGCTGATTTGACGGGTCTTCCCACTCGTCCGCTCCCCAGTCGTCATCACTGAGGTGCTGAGTGTTCACACCGTATGTCTCCTGCAGCAGTTGCAGAGTAGTAACTGGGTCCTTCTCCAAGGCTTCTTGGAGTGCGGCAGCATACTGAATCTGCTTCTTTTGCTCACTAAGTTCCTGTGTCTTGCGTGTATAATCCGCCTGACGCTGGTACCCAGCAATCGCTTCCTTCAGCGGAACCACTACCTCTTCGCCATTGACTTGCAGTCTCACCTTATTGTCGGCGTACTGGGTATAGTCAAAAAGGTCAAATTCCTCTTCGGTTGCTTCTGCGCCTATTTCCGCTTCAACATCTTGTCCTTCCAAGGGGATGTCTTCAGTTTCAATAGAGTCGTCAATATTTAAGTTTTGTTCTGTCATTGGAGTCCTCTTCCTTCGTTAGAGATTATTCCTCTATCTAATATATTTCTTATTACATGCCGCCCTGGATGAATGGCAATATCTCTTGCATTATCTCAGGCGGAATCTGTTCTGGTGTGATTTCCCCAGACTGCAAAGCATTAAGAATTGCTAGTATTTCTTGGGGAATTTCACCTTCTGGTGCCATTGGAGTACCCATTTCTGGAGCCATTGGGGGTGCCATTTCTGGTGCCATACCCTGCTGGCTAGCCAACATCTCGTCTAGAGCCTGCGCTACCTCTGGAGGAAGTTGGTCAATAGTTATTTCACCAGCCTGAAGTGCTTCTAAAATAGCCATTAGTTCTTCCTCTGGCGGTACTTCTCCACCCTGTGGTGCTGGTGCTCCTGCCATTTCTGGGGGCATAGGAGGCATACCTTCTGGTCCCATAGGAGGCATCATGCCAGCCATTTCTGGGGGCATACCTTCTGCTCCCTGAGGAGGAGGCGGTGCCATCAGGAAAGACTCTGGGTTTTTAACACCAAAGCCAGTGCCAAGGACATATTCAGCCAACTTCTCCATGTTCACGATGCCAGCAGCAGCAAACGGTTGCATTGCCGAGACCATCTGGAGTGCCATATCACGGCGGAAAGCCTCATTGCGTGGAGCAGTAGAGCCAGCCTCAACAGTAAAGTCAAATTCACCGTTAATGTAATCCTTGTCAAACTTCAGCCAGACAGGTGCGTTCTCTGTTCCGATAACACGGATGGTCTGCTCCTCTGTCATAAACTGCTGTGCAAGTTTAATTAAATTCTCTGCACAGTGAGCAATTGAGTTTTCAATACTAACCAGTTTTTCTGAAACTCTTGCATTTGCGGCTTCGGCAATAATAGATGCCTCACGAGCAGTACGAGTAGTTTCTGGAATGGCACCACGCTGGTATTCGGAAATACCTGAAACACGGTCAATGTCATTTGTAATGAGCGAAGACTGGTTGTAGAACTCAGGTGGGTTAATAACCGCTGGCATGGGGACAATAACATTATTTAAGTTTTCATTGCCCTTAACAGGAACAATAACATTGTCATCATCTGATACCAGAGCCTGACGACCAAAGTCATCAAAGGCAGATTCGCTGAACAACCACTTGCGTGAGTAACGCTTTCTGTGGTTCATCATCTGGGTACGAGTCTCGTTTAATTCGTACTGCAGTGGTTCAATTGCTTCAAGTTCACCCATTGGGTAGAAGTAGTTCGGAATGTCGTAGTCACGAAGCATGACAAATGGATGACCAAAAACATAAGGAATCTTGACTGGCTTAACAAGGAACTTGTCTCCACCAGTGTCGGCAAAGATGCTCATGGTTCCTGCGTTTATGTCGTAGAACTCATAGACATCACAGTAAGCCTCATCTTCTGAGTAAGTGACATTTGCATTAGCAGCACCACTATTTGTATTGCCCCATTTTGAATATGATGATGCACTTACCTCTTTGCGGGCTGCATAATCATAACGCTCATCATTTTGCACATCTTTAAGTGGACGGCGTGAACGCTGAGCAATCCAACGGATGTCTGACATGCAGGTGCCATCTGGGTCAACAAACATGTCAAACGGGTCAACACGCTCAAGGAATGGGCGGTCTTCACGAATAACCATCGTGGACTCAACCTGACCAGTAGGAATGTTTTCTGCTGCTTCATCGGCAGTATCGTCAATGTTATCAAGTTTCTTTTCTTCAACGAAACGATAGCCAGTCTTAATCCAGCCATGACCAATAATCAAAGAGTCTTTAACTGCACGCTGAAACTCTGGTTGGCAGTTGTAGTGTTGCCACCAATAGTTAACGATTGCTTCGGTAAGAATTGCCTTATCACCATCTTCAGGACGGCGTGGATTAACTAGAATCTTTGGGCGACCGATACTAACTGCTGGGGCAAGAGTATTGATTGTTGAAAAAGAAATATTGACCAATAGGCGGTCACCTGCAATATTTCCTCTATAATGCTTGCCACGATAGAGATTAATGAGTCTTGTCCATAGGTTTTCGTATTGCTCATTTTGCCTCCATTTTCTAGAAGCCGATACCTTTGCTCGGTAACGACTCAGTTTTTCTGAATTTGACTGTCTTGCCATGTTTTACTTTCTCCCCTTCACGAGACCTTCACCGATTGCTGCAAGTCTGCAATAACCCTCTGGTTCTATTTCTTGTTTGATGATGTGACAGCCTTTCATTTCTTTACAATAAAAAGCGCAGTTAGAGCATTTAACACCAATCTTGGCATTCTCTTTATTTTCTGACGCTGGCACATAACCAACCCAGATGCCGTTGCCATCATTGTCTGCCAACTTGCCATACTCTTTAACAATCTCGTAAAGAGCCTCAACAAAGTCTTCCTCTGCTGGTGCCAACTTGACATTGTTTTTCATATGGGGGCTTTCTTCGTAGCCCTCTTCATGCTCTTCCCCGCCACCAATCTCAATTGCGATTTTAAATGCTGCTCCCATTGGAGTATCTGAATTTTTCATTTTCTTCCATCCTTGCGGTCTAATGCTTCTTTGCGAGCAAGTGCTTTCTTAGCAACCGCCCTAACTGCTGCTTCTGTTGTTGGCACTGGTTCTCCCCATGCCGTGAACATAAGCGCAAATCTTGTTGGTTCTCCATTGGGCTTCTTTAGCGGTGGAATATTGTCCACTGCTGCGAATCTCCTTG